GGTAATATAATAGAGGTTTCTGTTGAGCAATACCTTGATATGTCTGAAAAAGATTTACAAGAATTGAATGGATTAGGCCGGTCATATTTAAAAGAATCTAAAGATCCCTTTTATAACTTATATTCTAAAGAACAAGAGAAAGAAATTGAAGAAGTGAATGATGATATCGAACCTGAATTTCTTTCTGTATTTGAAGATGACCCTGATATTTTAGATCGTGGGGTCAATATAAATGATATTCTTTTTGACGAAGAAGATATTTTCTAACTAACTTAAAAACCTTAATAAAACAAAAATGAGTACAGTTACAGTAGTGGCTGATGATAACGGTATGGTTATCCGCCAAAGCAAAAACAATCCTGAATATGGTGTAATTCTATTGGAACAGACATCTATTTCAATCCAACAAAATCCATCTAACCCTAAAAGTTTGAACTGGATTAAAAAAAATAAATTGACAACTTTACTTAAAGGTACTGTTGAAGAATTAAAAGAACTTAACTATAAAGCCGGACAAAAAATTGAAGGTAAAATTGTAGTTAAAGAGTCAGTGACACCTTTTAGTGAGGAAAATCCAGACCAACACTTGAAAATTGCAGGTAAAACCGGCGTTATTTGTTGTTTGTATGGCCAACCAATTTATAGGATCACTTATTATACAACAGATATGGAGGATCAAAATGAATTAATCAATCATGATAATGTTGATGCAATTCGTAGTGCTAATTCATCTCAAGTTAATAATGTTATTAATACTTTTGTAGATAGTTCAATTACAGAATCCGAATTGATTGATGATAATGCATTTGAACTTTAAAATTTAATTCTTTTTTTAAAAAAGGCGGCTAACAACCGCCTTTTTTTTTACTCTTTAAACTAATCTTATGCTAAATCCTGAACAAATTAAAACTATTATTAAAGAAGAACAAATAAATAATTTGAGATTTCGTGAAGAGCGATATGCATATTATGGAATATTACAAGAGTATCAACTGCATAGCTCTGATGAATTGAGGCGTTTGGATTATTCAAAATTGAATCCACAACAACATTTTCTATTTAAACGAGTATTGCATGGTTTAAATATTTACACTGTAGAAGAGCAAAATGCACTTCACTGGGATAAAAAGAAAAGGATTAAAAAAGTTTGGCAAAGAGGTCAAGAGGTTATAAACAATTGGAAACAATACATTGTAAATAAAAGAGTTAATGATTATCTTTATAAAGTTTTTGGTGAAAATGTAAGAGCAATAATAAATGTACCAGTTGATGAGTATTTACCGGATTATAAAAACACTTTAAGTTTAAAGGATCTTGGTTTAACTTATGAAGATGTTATATTAAAATTTATGTCTGAAGGACTTTTACCTAAAAACTTTTTAACGTTAAAAGGCAATTGAAAATAAATAAATTTTCAAAAAAAATGGTTAAACTTAACTCTGAGTATTCAAAGTTAAGAAAGATACATTTGGATACTTATCCAATGTGTCAAGCTAAAATTTATAACTGTTTTTTAAAATCAACTGAAATACATCACATGAAAGGACGTGGTAAGTATCATAATGATACTTCCACGTGGCTTTCTGTGTGTAGAAATTGCCATAGATGGATTGAAGAACACCCAAAAGAAGCAATAGAATTAAATTTATCACAATCAAAATTTTAATTATGGAGTTTAAGCATAATGAAAGTAATCTTAAAGATGCTCTAAATATATCTCAGAAGGATATAAGTGATTGCACTACGAAAATAGCAGATATATTAAAAGATGCAGTTTTAGATAAAGATTTTAAATATAGTCATGTAGTTGAAAAAATTTTACTTACATTTAGCTATAATGAACTTGTTTTGGTATCATCTGTATATGTTCTTGATAAAATTAAAGATTCAAATTCAGTTATTAGTGCTGTTTTAAATACATTTAATAAGACTGATGATGAAAAAAATAATTAATACAAAAATAATTATTGTTTTATTGTTTATACTTAGTGCCTGTACTAATAATAGACCTTGGACTGTTATTGAAATCAGGACTAAAGGAAAAAAATGCGAATATGTGCTGTCCAGGAGCAACGGATTTGGGCCACAGTTAAAAATCAAGACCGATAAGTGCGGGAAATACACACTTTTCCAAACCATAAACGAAAAATGGAAGAAATAACGATTTACAAGTTTCAATTAAAAAGAATCATTGAAGCATTAAGGATAACTTCACAGATTCACAATAGTAGTAAAGGTATAACTTGCCACGATAGACAAGTTAGACAGGCTTATGAATATGCAAAAAATGCACTTGAAAACAAAAAAGATGTCAAAGTGCGGTATATGTAGTATTACCCCAACCCCCAACCCCTAAACTATAAACAATTTAATTTAAACAAAATGGGAAACTCAGATGAAGTAATTCATACGCTTATTGCTTTTTGTGTCTTTTGTGGACTTGCCTGTTGGGGTCTTTGGGAGATTATTGATTGGCTTTGGATTGATGACGCTATTCGTAGCACCAAACCAATAATTCCTGAAATAGAATTGGTTGTAAAAGAGAATACTATTGGTATCAATATTATTGATACAGTGTATGTGTATCGTCAGCCTTAATGAATTAAAATCAATTTACGCTAACTCCCACGCCCCCAAACCATAAAGCCCTAAACTTAAATAGAATGACAAGAGAAAAATTTATAAAAAAGTGGCTTGGTAATAAAGACTATCAATACACAGAACAAAACCGAGATTTAATGCGAGATGATTTAGACAAAGTGATAAACCAAGCATTGCGCCAACCGCTTGTTATAAGTTCGTTTTGCCATCACAACGGAACATATACAACGGTAACAGATTTAAACGGGAATGAAGTATGTTGTAAGTGTAAAAAGCCTTTGGCAAACTGACTTATAACTCGCATATTTGTCTAACCCCCAACCCCTAACCTTTAATTTATGGACTCACGAATTGAACACATTTTTAGAGAAGCAATGCAAGGAGATACATCTTTTCAAGAAAAAGACAGCGGTCTAAGTTTGCTTTTCGGAACACACAAATACTCTAAACAAGAAATGAGGGAAACTTGGGATAGAGGAATAAAACACGGAATTGAAATTGGTTTACAAAAAGCAAGTTTAGAAGGTCAAAGGATTGAACTTAATCATAATACTCCAGACGGAAAACATAAGGAGTTTCTTGAAAAGTTTTATCAGTTGGCTGCTGAATATAAATGTGCAGTTCAATATCACCCAGAAGTTGGGATGGTTGTTGTCGCTCGTTAATGGCACCTAACGGTTGAGTGTAAAAAATCGTTTTAATGTTTTTTACACTTTGTTATATTTAGGTTTTTAAAATTTATACAAATGATAGAAATAGAAAAAGGACAACTAACTTGGATACCAAAAACGGTGATATTTGAAGGTAAAGAATACCCAGCACCGCTTGATTTATTACCAATACTCACATATAGAACTATACTTGAGTTTTTGGTGGAACGAAAAGATAATAGAAATAATAATAAATTTTAAAAACTTGAATATAACTCGCATATTTGTCTAACCCCAAACCCCTAACCCATGAAACCAGACCCCAAACTGATTGACTCTATGGCGATGAGATATAGGCACGATTTTGGTTTATTAGACCAAGCTCAAAAAGACTCCATTAGAGTAACTATGACTCAACTTTGGGAAGAAGTTGTGGGTCTTGGTTTTTACAAAGCCGAAAAAAACCCCCCAACCCCTAAACTTAAATCAACCATGAAACATGTAGTAAAAACTTATTTAGACGATGGTAGGATATTCAAATATGAAGTTGATTCTGCTGAAAAAGTTCGTGAACATGCATCTGCAATTGTCAAGGACGGATACAGACACAATGATGGGGAAGTATTTGAACACTACCCACCGCATAGAATTTTGAAGGTAAAAAGTGAAAACATACCAACCAATTATCCTGATATAGTAGAAGGCACTTAATATGTTAATTCTCCCAATATAAACAACAAAACCATGAAAAAGAAATTCTATAGATTGACATGGGGTGGTGGTATGGCTCAAATTTGTTGCGGCAAAGTAGAAACGCACACCATCCTATTTGAACTCCTTGAACAAGGCCAATCCGTGAAAGTTGTGCAAATTGAAAAAAACATCATAAACTCCAAACCGTAAACCAAAAGTGATGGCAAAAACTAAATCAAAGGACGATAATAGCACTATTTGTTTTGAAACATTTAAGAAGATTGGGGCTTATGAACAATCCATTTTGGAAAAAAAAGACGCAACCTGTTTTAACGGAGAGGTAAACATTCACAAGTACAAGGTTACCGTTGAGCCAATAGAAGAACCAAAAGAAGTACTTGCCGAAAGGTTACAAAAACTATGGGATGAGTGCGATAATTACCATCATTGGACTCCATTAGAAGAAGCGGCCAAGGAAATTGGATATGAATTAAAAGGTTCGTCTGGTAGTCTTCGTAAAAAAAAATATCAATAATCTCTAAAATTTAAATCAATAAACTAATGAACTTTGAATCTCTTATTGAACTTGCTCTTTCAGTTGGTCGTGTAGTACTGACTTTGATTTTTATTATCTGCATCTTAACACTCATTTTTACGCAATGAAACCAACATTCCTCCTTATCAGCGCACTGCTATTGACTATTTTTTCTTGCGCTTGCCGTGAAGTAAACATCCCCAGAAAGGATACTGAATTTGTGGTAATAGAAGACGCTGGGCCATTACTTATAATAGAAGTAGATAGTTGTGAGTACCTATTTGGCAATTGGGCTTACGCAACAGTATTAACCCACAAAGGGAATTGCAAATTCTGTTTAGAGCGCAACAAGAAATAATTAACCTCAAATTCTTTAACTTTAACCTATAAATTATGTGGCAAAAATGTCCAATTTGCAAGGGTACTGGCGGTACGCCTGGTGCCTTTTCTAGCTCTTGTCCAACCTGTAATGGAGCAAGAATTATTTCAGAAATAACAGGCTTACCTCCTAAACATATTGAGCAGGAAAAAATAAAATGTACCGGCAATGATGGAAATGGATGCTTTTTAAATTCTTGTGGTCATAACTGCGGATGCTTAGGCATACAGTCCAAACCCTAAAACCTATGATAAAGATTAAAGTTGAAGTAGAGTTTGAAATTGATAATGAAATATGGGGAGCAGAATCCAAAGATATTTCGGAGAAGAAATGGTTTTGGGATACAGTTATCCCAACATCTTTCATAATTCTACATAGCAATGAGTGCGGAGATACCATAAGCCAAACCTCCAAATTCGTCATTAAAGAAATAAACAAAGCCCCGGACCATCAAACTAATTGAAGCTGTAAAAGAAAAAGAAATGAACACACCAGTAAGTTTTGAATTAGCCAAGTTGCTAAAAGAAAAAGAATTTGATGAAAATTGTTCTGATTACTATACTCAAACAGGCAATCTTAATTCTGATGGTTGGGGTGATATTATTTATGAACAAGGATTTGGTTCAGGAGAACCTGATAGAATGTTAAGATTTAATTACTCTGACTTTAATAAAAATCAAAAAGAAACTTGTTTTTTATGTCCAACCATTGCTGAAGTAGTAATGTGGTTGTATGAGAAACATGAATATTGGTGCTATGTCTATACAAATGGTAAGATATGGCATCCGTGTATTCAACATAAGTTTGGAGATATGGCAGTTTTATCAGGAAAAATTGGGGAATCTAACTCACCAACAGAAGCATACGAAGCTGCTATTGAATACACTTTAAATAACTTAATCTAATGTTAGAAAAAGAATTTGTACCCTACGAACCATCTTTAGCACTCAAAGAACTTGGGTTTGATGAACCTTGTTTTGGAACATATTTAAGTTCCTTTCAAAGTAATTGGAAGGTATATGAATTGATACTTGAAATGGGTATGAATGAGGAGTTTGAAGATAATAGAAATGTCTACCTTTTAGAAGGGGCTTGTTCTGCACCAACATTCTCACAAGCAATAAATTTTTTGTATATTTATAGTAATAAACAAATAGACATTGAATTAAAGGCAAGTGATAATTATGAAGAAAGAGTTAGAAAAATTAATCAAGGATGTAAAGATTTGCGGAATCTATAAAATAACAAGTCCAACTGATAGGGTTTACATAGGTCAATCTAATGATTTAATTAGAAGAAAGAAAGATTATGAAAAGTATATTAAAAATTCTAATAGACAAGTAAAACTTTTAGCTTCTATAAATAAATACACTTGGGAAAAACATTTCTTTGAAATAATTGAAGAATGTGTTTTTAATGATTTAAATATTAGAGAACGCTTTTGGCAGGAACATTATAATTCTGTTGAAAAAGGACTTAACTGTATCTATACTAAAACAAATGAAAAACCTTCTGTATTTGGGAGTGAGACAAAAGAAAAAATGAAAATTGCACAAACAGGTAGTAAAAAATCTAAAATGACAAAAGAAAAAATGTCTAAGATTAGAATAGGCTATAAATTTACAGAAGAAGCTAAATTAAAAATGTCAAATTCAAGAAAAGGAATAAAATATTCTAAAGAAACTATTGACAAAATGAAGATAGCAGCTTCTAAAAGAAATTTAAAACCTATTTCTTGTTTGTGTCCTAATAATACATATTTTGAATTTAACAGTTTTAAAGAAGCTGCATTACATATAGGAGTTAAACCACAATCAATTCAACAAGCAGTCTCTAAAAACAGACCTTGTAAAGGATGGAAAAATTTTAAATTAATTCAAATCGTAAAACAAAACAAACAATGAGTACAGTACCAACAGCAAAAGAATTTTATGATGCACATTACTCAGATGATGCGGTAGTTATAATGAGAGACTTTGCTAAACTACATGTTGAAGCAGCTTTAAAAGAGGCTAGTGAGAAATCTAAAGTTAGAAAAGATACCTATATAATGGGAAGTGGAACAACTGAAGTTGAACAAATGTTCAATTATAGTAATGGAACTTCTCATTATGTTGACCAAAATTCAATCTTAAACGCTTATCCATTAACTAACATAATATAATATGAAAAACATACACCTATTACCAACAGACAAACCAAGTAGGTTGTATCTTAATTCAGAAAATAAAATATTCATTACAGATGTTGAAATGAAATGTGGAAATACTCAAAACATCTACATCACTTCTGATGAAAAAATTAAAAATGATGATTGGGTTTATTGCCCAGTATTGAAAAAACCAGTTTTTATATGTTTAGATAGCATATTAATGTTTAAAAATTTAGACTATGATTCTAACGGAAATTCTAAATATAAAAAAGAGTGGTTAAAAAAAATAATCCTAACAACCGACCCCGACTTAATCAAAGATGGTGTACAAGCTATTGATGATGAGTTTTTAGAATGGTTTGTTAAGAATCCAAGTTGTGAAAATGTTAAGGTTGAATTAATAGAAGAAATCCCTAGTGGATTTACTTTTGGTATGTTTGGAAACGATGAACCACCAACAGAGTTAGTTTACAAAATAATCATTCCAAAAGAACCTAAACAAGAATGGACTCCAACACAAGGAGAACAAGTTTGGATTAAAGTCTTTTCAAATTGGTCGAGTGGAACATATATTGGTTATGATACAACTAAACATATTCATTTAGTAAGGGAAAATGAAGAAGGTGGGGGCAATTTACTTTCAAGCAGTAAAATATTACCTTATAAGTCAATGCCAAATGAACCTAAACAAGAAACACTTGAAGAAGCTGCACACGAATATTTTAAACGCGGTCAGTTAGGCTTTGAAAAAGCATCAGATACTGAAGAGGCATTTTTAAAAGGTGCTAAATGGATGCAAGAAAGAATGTATAGTGAGGAGGAAGTAAGAAAAATGTTATTTGATTTAGGGGATGTGTTATTTAACAATTGTCAAAATGGTATTAAAGAAGGAGAACCTGAAAAATACTTTAATGTAATTATTGAACCATTTAAAAAGAAATAAGATGACACAAGGAGAAATGTTTTCTGATTTGGCACTAGAACAACAATACGATAATATGATAAAAGCATTAGATATGAAACAAGAAACACCTGAAGAAGCTGCTGAAAGATTTTATCCTATACCCAAAGGAGGTTCAATATGGAATCCATCAGAAGATGATTGTATTAAAGCAAATAAACAAGAAGGATTTATTGAAGGTACTAAATGGCAAGCAGAAAGAATGTATAGTAAGGAAGATTTAAAAGAAGCTTTTGAAGCGGGTCATAAAAAAGGATTTAGTGGTTATCCAAATACAGAGAATTGGAAAGAATTACCTTTTGAAAAATGGTTTGAACAATTTAAAAAGAAATAAGATATGAATAACAATTTAGAATTTGAAAATGAAGACCCATCTCCTGATAGTATAGAAGACAATCATCCAAGAACTAATTATGGAGAAGGTTATGGTGGTAAAGAAACACTTGAAGAAGTTGCCCATGAAATGCTTGTTGATTATGGAATTAAGTCAATAGGTCAAAGTATAGGAGTTTCAACAGTTAAAAAACTTATGGTGGATATGGCTAAATGGCAAGCAGAAAGAAGGTATAGTGAGGAAGAAGTGTTAAACATTTTACAAGAGTTTAAAAGGTATTTATCTTTTGGAGATGAAATTTCACAAGCAGAATGGTTTGAACAATTTAAAAAGAAGTAAAAAAAAGGTTCTATAGTTAAATGGATATAACTACAGATTTCTAATCTGTCATTCTTGGTTCGACTCCAGGTAGAACTACAAACATTTAAATAAAAATTAAGTTATGTCAATTAAAAAAGATTCAGTACAAGAACAAGCATTAAGTATTATAGAAAATTATAAAAAATGTAGTGTTGGTATTTCAATGGGTGTAGGTAAAACTAGAATTGGAATAAAACATTTAATAAAAAACTATCATGTTTTTATAAAGGTTTTAGTGGTAATACCAAAACTTTCAATAAAAGATTCTTGGCATACAGAATTAAAAAAAATGGAAGTTGAATTTTTACAAGATCATATAACTTTTACCACTTATCTTTCTTTAAATAAAAAAGATCCAAATGATTATGATATAGTATATTTAGATGAATGCCATAATATTCTACCACATCATGAAAACTTTCTTAATAACTATAACCAAAAGCTACTTGGTTTAAGCGGAACATTACCGGTTTTTCAAAATAGTGAAAAGTATAAGCTAATTCAAAAACATTGTCCAACTGTATTTAAATTTTCAGTTGATGAAGCTACAGAGCAAAAAATACTAAATGATTATCGGATTGTAGTACATAAACTTAATTTAAATAAGTTAAAAACACTTAAGAAAAAAACAAAAGCTGGTAAATTTTGGTACACATCTGAATATAACGATTATACTAGATTATCAAATCTTTTAGAAGAAGCTGAAACTCCCAAACAAAAACAATTTTATTCTATTTTTAGAATGCGAGCTTTAATGAGTTATCCGACTAAAGAAGAATATTTGATTAGTATATTAAATGATATAAACGATAAATGTATTATATTTGCTAATACTCAAGAGCAAGCAGATAGAATTTGTAAACACAGTTATCACTCAAATAATGATAATTCTGAAGAAAATTTAAGACTGTTTAAAGAAGGTACAATAAAAAAATTGTCTTGTATAGCACAACTAAATGAAGGTGTATCAATACCAGAACTTAAAGTGGGAATTATAATGCATTCTTATGGTAATGAAAGAAAATCTACACAAAGAATTGGAAGACTTTTAAGATTAAATCCTGATCAAATATCTGTTTGCCATATACTTTGTTATAAAGATTCAGTTGATGAGATATGGGTTGATAAAGCACTTGAAGGTTTAGATAAATCAAAAATAGAATACTTAACTTATTAATATGATACGCGATTTAAATGACCTTGATTACATAAAAAGAAAAACAGTTGAAGAATGTTGTGAATTATCACATGCTTTGATGCAAAGTATAAATAAACCTAAACTAGATAATTGTAAACAAATTGAAGATGAAATAGCAGATTTACTAATGTGGTTAAAACAATTAACTGCATACTATAATAATGATTATATTGTTAATAGAATAATAGAAAAAAAACAAATTTATTTTAAAGATGAAAAAATTAAATCCGATAATATCTGATCCGGGTGATGAACAAGATGGTTCTCACATTATAGCTCAAAGCGATAATATTTATCTTCAAATTAGTGCTAAAAATGGAAACTTTGATTTTCCAATTGGGACTAATAAAATTAGATTTGATAATTTTATGCGTTCTGTACCAGATGGTGTAAAATTAGATGTTTATATTTCTTATAGTACAAATAAAGCAAGTAACGCACAATTAGCAAGAATACATGCTATGTGCAGAGAATTAGCAAATTCAATAGGTTACACTTTTGATGAAATTAAGAAATTAATAAAAGACAGATCAGGTCTTTATTACATTAATAACAATAAACGTTATTATAGATCTTTTGCAGATTGTGACAAAATGGAACTAAACATGGCAATTCAGTCTTGTATTGAAATTGGAGATTTCAATAATATAAACTTAAGATAAATTGTTTCCCATTTTTTGATATAATTCTTTAATCTTTACTGAGTTATTATCTTTAAAAGCTTGCATTAAATCTTCAATTTCTTGATTACTTATATTAACTTTATTTTTAGTAACTAAATTTTGCTCATAAGCATGTGATCTGAGAAGCTGCTGTAAAGCAAAGAGAGTGTAAACATTAGATTCAATAGAATTTAAGTTTACACTTTCTGCTTCTTTTCTATCTGTAGATAAAAGTTTTTCAAACTTTTTAAACATATCCGGAATTGATGTTTTATCTTCAATCAAATCTGTTATAAAGTAAAGAATTATTCTTTCTAAACCAAGAATAAAACCAGTATTAACTTCTACGTTTTTAATATTTTGAGTTAAATCGTAGGATTCAGGTAGTGCGTTAATTTTATTGTCCATTTTATTTTTAATTTAAACAAATATACATATAAATACAAGATATACATGCATATAACAGAAATAAAAGAAAAGTTATCAGAATTATTTTTAAGTCATAACTGGCATTTATTAAATTTCTTTCTTAATCAGCTTGAATTTTCTATACTTATAGATTATTTAATAGAAGAAAAAAAGAATGGTTTTGTATCAACACCAAGATTTAAAGAATGTTTTAATGGCATATTAACATGTCCTCCGGATAATATAAAAGTAATTATCATTGGTCAGGATCCCTATCCACAACCAGATGTAGCTGATGGTATTGCGTTCAGTTGTAGTAAAACAATGAAGGAACAACCATCATTAAGGTATATATTTAATGAAATTGAAAAAATGTACCCGGATGGGTATAAAAGAGACCCAAACCTACAAAAGTGGACCCGACAGGGTATAATTATGTATAATACGGCACTTACTTGTAGAGTTAATGAAATTGGTAGTCACTATCATATATGGAAAGGATTCACGTCATTTTTTTTAAACCATATCAATAATAATCATAAAGATTGTATAGCAGTTCTTTTAGGTAAAAAAGCCGAAGAATGGTCTAATACTTTATGTAATTTAGATATAATAAAAGTGTCACATCCAGCTTCAGCTGCATATTCAAAAGGTACTTGGAATAGTAATAATCTTTTTATTGATATAAATAAAAAGCTGGAAAAACTTGGGAAAACCCCTATAGATTGGTAAATTTGTTTTTATGTGGGAACTACTCCAAAAAATTTTAGAGAATAAAATATCACCAGATGCATGTTTATTTTTATTCTCTGTTAGAGAAAGCGTTAACTGTCCTTATGTTAATGCAAATAAATGTATAGAACAACTTGTCTATGCTGAGTTTATAGTATATACAAAAGATAGTAATGTTGCTAGCAATAAGCAACTAACAATAACAGATAAAGGAATGAACTTTATCTATATGTTAGACAACTTCTTTATAAAAGCTAAAGCAAGAACAAATACCCAGATTATGGGTAAAGATTTTTTGGAAAATATAGAAAAGTATAGATGTATTTTTCCTAAAGCAAAATTACCAAGTGGTATGCCGGCTAGAAATAATACTAAAGCATTGTCTGAATCTTTCAGATGGTTTTTTGCTACTTTTGATTATACATGGGAAGAAGTACATAAAGCAACAGAAATGTATGTAAAAGAATATGCAAGTAATAATTACTTGTATATGATGACAAGTCAATACTTTATTTCTAAACAAGACAAACATAAAGTAAAAAAATCAACATTGGCCGATTATTGTGATTTAACTAGAGATGGTGTTGATACTACTAATCAAAGTTTCTTTAAAGAAAAAGTAGTATGAGTGAAAAACTATGGGATGGTCAACATGCATCTTTCAATGAAGCATTAAAATATATTAAGAATAGACAAGCCGGAAATGACAAATCTATCCATACTCCCTGGCCAAAATTTAATGATGCAACAGTTGATGGTTTAGAATGGAATAGCCTTACAGTTATTGCCGCAAGACCCGGTTCAGGTAAAACTTTAATTAAAGACCAAATCATAAGAGAATCTTTTGCTCTTAATCCAAATGATGATTACAGAGTATTAGAGTTTCAGTTTGAGATGGTTGGCAGAAATTCCGCAATTAGAGAATTTACTTCTATAACCGGTAAATCATATAAAGAATTAACCAGTGCTTCAGGTTCAAGAGTTTTAGACAGCACTATAAATCAATGCTATGAATACGCTAAAAAGAGAGTAAAGTATCCTATTGATGTAATAGGAACACCGCTTACAGTAAATCAAATGCGTGATCAAATTGATTTATATATGAATTACCATAAAGGTAAAAAAACAATAATAACACTTGATCATACATTACTTGTCAAAAAAGCTCCTTACCAAAAAGATAGACTAGATACTTTATTTGAACTTGGTGAATTTTTCACTCAATGTAAAAGAGATTATCCCTGTTTATTTATAACTTTATCTCAATTAAATAGAAATGTAGAGGACCCAGAAAGAGCAATAGATGGTAAATATGGTAATTATATTACAGAACAAGACATATTTGGATCAGATGCTATGCTGCAACATGCAGATAATTTAATTGGCATAAACAGACCGGCGCATAGAAAAATTAGATTTTATGGTCCGGACC